GAAGACAATGTAGAAGTTTCACTTACATTCGGATGTAACGGAAAAGGCGAAGCTGGTTATGCGACAGTTACGAAGGAACAGCAGGAGCTTGCAAATTATGTATTTGCAGATACCCAGAAGACAGGTCCGTAATATATACGAGTAATATGCATGAGTAAGATAATATACATGAGGATACACATTGCGGTATCCTCATTTTTCGCGAAAGGAGTAAGACAATGGAAGAATTAGTAATCAATGGGCAGACATATGAGTTTAAGT